CTCTCCGGTATGGGATTATGTCCAGACCCCGGTTCTCTATTTTCGACTACGACCCGCATGGCAGACCATCGACAGGTATGAGGGTAGCTGATGCCACATTTGGATATTAAGGGAAGCACACATGGCTGATGATGAAATTATGATTGAAGACGATGCTGTTGTTCTGGAAGATGCAGAAGATAGTGTTATAGAAGATGCGGATGTAACAAACATCATTCCATTTATTATGGAGCGTTACAAACGTGCTGAAGACTATCGTTATCAGGACGAAGAGCGGTGGCTACGTGCGTATCGCAACTACCGTGGTCTCTATGGCCCGGATGTCCAGTTTACTGAGTCTGAAAAGTCTCGTGTGTTTATCAAAGTCACTAAGACTAAAACACTTGCAGCATACGGCCAGATTGTTGACGTACTGTTTGCTAATAATAAATTTCCCCTCTCTATTGAGCCGACTGAACTACCTGAAGGTGTAGTCGAGTCTGTTCATTTTGATCCCAAAGAACCTGACCAACTTATGTCTGGCACTGCGTTGACCAGCCCATATGGTTTTCCCGGTGATGGTAATGACTTGCCACCGGGTGCTACTGCTACTACTTTGGCAGAGCAGCTTGGGCCTCTGGGAGAAAAGTTACAGCCTGTAGAGGATAGACTCAAGGAAGGACCGGGTAGAACGCCTACTGCTATTGAGTTTAGCCCAGCTATGGTTGCGGCTAAGAAGATGCAGAAGAAAATTCACGATCAACTTGAGGAGTCGGGTGCCAACAAAAACCTACGCAGCAGTGCATTTGAAATGGCACTGTTTGGTACAGGCATTATGAAAGGCCCGTTTGCTGCGGACAAAGAGTATCCTAATTGGGATGACGACGGTGGTTATGATCCTATGTTCAAGACTGTACCGCAGGTCAATCACGTATCGGTGTGGAACTTCTATCCTGATCCAGATGCCAACAATATTGAAGAGGCACAGTTTGTCATTGAGCGACATAAAATGTCCCGCTCTCAACTTCGCAATCTGAAAAAGCGTCCATACTTCCGTAGTAAAGTTATTGACGAGACTATTAGTCTTGGTGAGAACTACGACAAGAAGTATTGGGAAGACGACCTGTCTGACTACGCACCGGAGCATGGCATTGACCGTTTTGAGGTGCTTGAGTATTGGGGCATGTGCGACACAGAGATGCTGGAAGAGAATGGTGTAGACATTCCACAGGAACTCAAGGACTTTGACGAACTGCAAGCAAACGTGTGGATTTGTAACAACAAACTCCTGCGTATGGTTCTCAACCCATTCAAGCCAGCCAAAATCCCATACGTGGCTGGCCCGTATGAGATGAACCCTTACAGCTTCTTTGGTGTGGGTATTGCAGAAAACATGGATGATACGCAGACGCTGATGAACGGCTTTATGCGTATGGCTGTGGATAACGCAGTCCTGTCTGGCAATCTGATTGTAGAAGTAGACGAAACCAATCTGGTGCCGGGACAAGACCTCTCGCTGTATCCGGGCAAGGTGTTCCGCCGTCAGGGTGGCGCACCGGGTCAGGCTATCTTCGGTACAAAGTTCCCGAATGTGTCACAAGAGAACATGATGCTGTTCGACAAGGCACGACAGCTTGCTGATGAAAGTACAGGCTTCCCATCATTCGCTCACGGCCAGACTGGCGTGACAGGTGTTGGCCGTACTGCCAGCGGCATCTCCATGCTAATGGGTGCTGCTGCTGGTAGCATCAAGACTGTCATCAAGAATGTTGACGACTATCTGCTGCGTCCTTTGGGCGAGGGCTTCTTCCGGTTCAACATGCAGTTTGACTTCGATCCTAATATCAAGGGTGATCTGGAAGTCAAGGCACGTGGTACTGAAAGCCTGATGGCAAACGAGGTGCGTAGTCAGCGACTGATGCAGTTCCTGAATATTGCCAGCAATCCTGTGCTGGCTCCTTATGCGAAGTTCCAGTATGTAATTCGTGAAATCGCAAAATCTCTCGACCTTGACCCCGACAAAGTAACCAACAATATGAACGAAGCCGCCCTGCAAGCGGAGATGATGAAGCAGTTCCAAGCACCGCTTGATCAGCCGCTAGGAACGCCAGCACCGGCTGGTGCCGACGCTATGGATACCAGTGGTGCTGGTGGCGGTACAATAGGCGTAGGACAGGCTCCTACACCGGGTGAACAAGGATTTAGTGCAAATGGACAGACAGCAAATACTCAGCCGCCTCAAGCCTTGGGTGGGCAACAACCGCCAATGGGAGGCGTTCAGTAGTTATCTAGATGAGGCCATTGAGGCTCACTTCAAGGTAATGGAGCAATCAACTGATACGATTGCGTTGTACAGACAGCAGGGTGCTATTCAGGCACTGCGCAGATTAAAACAGCTAAGAGATGAGATAAATGGCAAGTAGCCTAGATCAACAGATGGATTTGTTTAGTCCTCGCTCAAGTAACTTTGAGCCGATTGAACCACTGCCTATAAATCCTATTACTGGTGATCCAGAATTAACAGAGCCGTTGCCTGATCCTAATGCGCCTGAATATAAAAAGATGCGTAAGGATTTTGCTAAGGATGTTGGCAAGGGGATGATCACATCTCCTGTCACTGGTACTGCTGACATTGTTGAACTTGGTGCAATGCTACCTGACCCGAAAGTGGGTACAGGCGTTTCTCCTACCTACATGGTTATTGAGGAGACATTTGATCAGCTTAAAAACATAGGCATTACACGTGACAATGCTGAAAAGTTGATTAAAGATGTTACTGGCGTAGAACTTGAAGGCACAGCCGGTGAGTTTACTGGCGAACTCATAGGACTGCCAGTAGCCGCCGCCACAAAAGCAGGAACATCTATTCTATCCGCTGCAGCTAAATACGGCGACAAAGCAGGTGAGTTTCTTAGTGACATTGCGGATGAAGCTAAGGGTCTGTTCCGTACTGCATCTGGCGGCGATGACTTTGACGGCATGGCTCCTGCCACTGTAGCTGACACACCCCCTGTGGCAGCACAGACTGATCAGGCGTTTGACGCAGCACCTACAGTGCCGGATACTTCTGTGTCGCCAATAATGATTGGCACAAGCACGGGGGTGGGTCGTCAAGCTGCAGATGAATATGATGCGATGAAGGCTGCTAATCCTGATATGGATGAAGCAGAGTTATTTGCACAGACTGGTGTTTACATGGGGCCGGACGGCCAGCCCAGATTAGAGGTAGATACTACTGATGCTAAACTTGCGATAGACGTAAATAATCTTCTTGTAGGCGACACTCTACCTCTGGGGAGTTTACTCGACTTTGAAGATTTGTTTACAGCATATGAAAAAAGTTTTTATGACAATGTTAATTTAGATTTTAGAACGCCTGAATCTCTTCGGAATATTGAAGTACATATTGTAGACGACCCCGATTTTAATGGTGCTTACTCATACACATTTGAGAATATACAGATAGATGCTGATCTGTTAAAAAATCCAGAAAAGTTTCGCTCAACCCTTCTTCACGAAGTACAACACGCAGTTCAACACAGAGAAGGGTTTGTTAGCGGCTCGTCTAGTCAGGCATTTATTAGTTCTTCTGCTAAGGCTTTAGACCCAAATGAGTCTTTGGGTCCGATTAACAGCATGGATGATCTTGTTAAACTAGCAGATCAAAATAAAAAGGATAGGGTAACATTAAATAATAACAATGATGTAATACTAAAAAATCACATAGAGGGTGTTCTTGGATCACCTAGCCTAACCCCAAATGTAAAATATGAAAAGGTGGACGAGTTGTCCACTAATACTATAACTGATGTTATACTCGCCGCCCTTCAACGTGAGGGTGTTAGCATGCAAGATATAAAAGGCGGTGTAGCAGATAACGCCTTTAAATCTAAAAACATTAGGGGTTTTTTACAAGAACTAAAAGACATAAACAAAAAGCAAAACCTTACTGAAAGACAACAAAGTCGTCTAGACGACATAGACTATGCAATAAACCTTATCGACAAGTTGGACGCCGCTGGTGACGCTGATGCAGTGCTGCGAAAAACTATACTACCAAAAGTACTGAATGCTGCAGAAGGTGCGCATCTTAGGCAGGTAGAGGCTCTCGCTGATCTAAGCTACTATCGCAAATACGGCGAAGTAGAGGCACGATTGATACAAGAGCGGGACGCTCGACGTGCGCAACTTAGAGACATGGGATTTGATCGTGGTGAGATTTTCTCAATTTTGAGAGAGGAGTTCCCGCCTGAGAATTACACAGTTCCGCTAGAAGTTATGACAGCAGCGAATGTTGATGTTAGTAATCTTAAACAGGCTACACTGAGAAGGCCCGGAAGTAAAGGTGCGGCGGGGTTTGTCCTGCCAGAGTCAGATGTGCTGCTAGAAGGAGCAGAAAGAAAGCCAGAGGGGCTAGGTGTAGTAGATGATGTTGCTGGAGAAAAAAAATCTCGTCCTGCTCTTCCTGAAAAAATGCAGCGTGGTTTTGTAGATGCTGCTATTGAGGGACGTAGACAGGCAAGCGCAAACGCAGTAAAAATGTTTGCTGAAGACGGTGCCTTAGATGCATTTAAGGTTGGAGATCGTATACCGGGAAAGAATACATCTTTCAAGATAACAGGATATAGCGCAAAAGGTTTTTCCGAAGAGGCTATGGAAAAGCAGATAGACCAGTATCAAAGATTACGTAAAGATCAAATTGAAGCTGGAACAGTCCCTGAACAGCCCACTTTTATGCTGGGTGATGACGGCAAATACTATCGCCTGTCTATTAACGTCGAAGGCGATGACGGGACTGTAACACAATTATCTCACGACATTCTTACCCATCAAAATAAAAAATTTGATAAGTTTTTGGGTAAACTTAATATGGCAGAAGGTGGAGTAGTACCTATGGACAGACAAATGGATATGTTCGCAGACGGTGGTCTGGAGCAAGACGGCGGAACTAATGATCCGGTATCAGGCAACGAAGTGCCACCCGGCTCTACGCAGGAAGAGGTGCGGGACGACATTCCAGCACAGCTTAGTGAGGGCGAATTTGTATTCCCGGCTGACGTGGTACGGTTTATTGGTCTTGAGAAGCTGATGCAGATGCGGCAAGAAGCAAAGA